CAGGCGATCTTTTCTTGACATCTTCGAACACAGCATTGGAAATGCCTTCTGTCGCGGCTTCCACCACTCCATTAACATTCTTCTTGAAACGTTCTGCGTTGAAGATTACTCTCATTATAGGTTCGTTACTGTCAACGCTCCTGTAATTTGTCCAGCAACTTCTGCCGTCACAGCACCATCGTTGGCCGCTGAGATCTCGAATGAAGTAACTATCATTTCGCCACTTAATTTCTGACCTGTGATCTCACCTGATGGGTAAAGTTCTATTGTGGCCGCCGCTGATCCAGGTGCTGACTGTAGAGCCGCCTGTGCTGAATCACCGTCAACGAAATATAAACTCATTGAAGCCGTCGCGTTTGTTAGGCCTGGAACGTATGTCCTTGCCGTGTTGCCCATTGCTGATGTCTCGATGACATCACCAGTGTTGGTTAGTGTGAAAGATATGACTGATGCGATAGTAGTAGCGGAGCCACCAACATCGAACTTGGCCACACCTGAAGTGCCTGCGTATGCAGTTGTATTGTTTGCCATTAGTTGTCCTCCTCGTTAAAAGGTTTTATGACCTCCGCCTCTGCCTTGGTTATGCGCATCGTGGCTCTCGGTCGTGTTGTTGATTTAATTTTGATGCTTTTTTTCTCGGCCTTGGCCGATTCAGGTTTTTTGAAAAACACCCAACCTGATCTCAACTTGTCCTGGACTTGGTTGTCCGGCACAAGATGTGAATTCCCGTCCTTGTCGTACAGTTCTCTCATTATGCGTTACCCCTCTTGTACATGTATTCCACTTCCACTGTCACTATGACCTGTCCTATCGGTGGATTACGTTCTATCACTTCAACATTGGTCACACGCGTCTCCACGTAGTGTGTGGCGTCCTTGTTGACGGTGATGTTGCGACCCCTTGATCCCTCAAGTGTCTGTTCTATGTTCTCAATGATCTCGTTGCGCTTGGTGTCCAGCTCATTGCCACGCACCCAACATCTCAGTTCTATCTGTAGGATGCCCTGTCTCTCAGAAAGTGTGATGTCCGTGCGTTCCTCGTTGCCCGTGACTATGAGGATGGCCGGATACTGCGTGATCGCCAGTTTCTCGAACTCAAAGAATTCCCTCGTGACCAGTCCCGGTGCGGGATCTGACATGTTGATCAGTTGTTCCCTGATGTCCTCTGCGATGCTTTCCCTTGCGCTCATCCGTTATCTAACGAGACGATTGAAATGAGTGGCCTGTTTCTCTGAATTCTCTATTGTTCCACTCGAATCATAATCGTACTCAACTCCATCTTTTAAAATCTCTTGGAATTCTGTTGCGAATTTTTCTTTGTAATACATCATCTTCTCCCTGAACACATCTCCATCGGGACTGAATGTGCTCAACCTAGGATAGATGTACTCAGCGAACACGTGATACACCGCCGCCTTGGTGAACTGGCTGTAGGTCAACAGGTTGTTGTCCATCTCCGTGTAGGTGCCTGTGGTGATGTCGTATCTTCCGTATGTGGCACGTGGCCACCATTCGATCCTTAGTTTCCTTAGGATGTCATTTGTGGTCTTGACGTGTAGGTCTGAGAATGATTGTATGCCGAAATTGTTTATGTCCGGCTCGTATTCGAGTAGATCGCTGTCTGTCGCGAAATTTGCCATTTGAGTCCTCCTGTAATGGTTCAGTCCAGTCCTTCTGGACGCAGTTATTTATTGGCTGTGCGTGTTGATTGTAATAACACATAAAAGAAAAGGGCCCGAAGGCCCTTTCCCAATTAACCTGAGGGTTGGTAGATTATTAGTCTACTAATGCCTCTGATTTGATTTTAACAGCATACGCATCTTTTAGGATCGCGTTACCTCTGGCAGTAGTCGCAACATACTCAGTCGCTCTAGCCGAAGCATCGTACTGTTCTCTTACCACGATTGGTCTTTTAACCACGTGACCGAAAGCCTCTGGTGAGAATATTCCACCAACTGCATCGTTCGCCGAGTCAACAGCAACCGCTGTAGTCATGAATAACTTACAGTTGTAGATTCTACCCATGTACGCAGAAGAACTCAAGATAGAGTCACCCACGTTAGACATAGCAGTTGAACCACCTGAAGCGTATCCAGACTGTGTTAAAACCTTGGCAACGTTGTGGATCGCCGCTGGAGCAAACACACCATAGTAATCACCATCAGCGTCAGTTGGAGCGTTTTGGGCTCTTAACTTGTAGATAGCGTTTAATAAAAGGTCTGGTGTAAGGTCTGTTCCACCTGTTCCGATAACGTTTGTTGTTAATGAATCGAATTGTGCGAAAACGTCTAAGTCAACTTTCTCACCAATCGCGTTTCCAAGTATTCTTCCCACGTCAGCCGCAACGTCTCTGCCTGAACTCTCCCTGATAAGGTCAGTCAAGTCAGCTCTAACACCAATCTCTGATGCCGTGATTGTTACTGATGTTGGGTTAACACTTGTTTGTGTTGTTAGGTCAGTGCCTTCAGTAAGACCTGAAGCCGCAACTTCTGGGTATACTGGTACTTGGGCAGTAAGACCTGGTGTGCCTGTCATGTCAAAAACTTTCACAAGGCTTCCAGCGATAGATCTCTCTGACGCAGTGAAAACCGCTTCTTGTAAAATGTTCGTTAACAAAGCACCGTGTGTCGATGTAGTATTGATAGCCATTGCTATTCTCCTTTGTTGTTATAGTTTAGAAGAACTTGGGATTGTTGGCAGACTTCTGCCTCATTTCCTTGTAGATCCTTCTGTGTTCTGGATTGTTTAGATCCAATTTTGAAGTATCCAATTCCTGCACTGACTTTGCGTTGGTGTTTGATGTCGATCCTGATCCACTGGGACCTGCTTGGACGAAGTGCGTGTTCTGTGAAAGGAATTCACTCACGTATTGATCCACGCCCATTAGTTCTCCAGATTCAGTGTATCTAGGTGTGCCATTGTCTCCAATGACCTCAACGTCACCAGCGTCGTTCAATCTGACCTTTTCCTTGACCAATCTAACGACCTGGTCTGGATTTATGGCCTTGTGTTTGGAAGCACTGTTCAACAATGCACCATCCACCTTGACTGAGTTCAACTGTGAGCGAAGTTGTTGGATATCTTGGTCCTTCTTCTCAGCGGTCTCCTTCAATATCTTCTCAAACTCGCCTCGCTTCTTCTGTTCTTCCAGTTTCATCTGTTCTTCCTTCTGAACAAGTTCGCGATAACGTTCAACATCAACATCTTGGAATTTTTTCAACACGTTGGTCTCGGTCTTCTTACGGACTGATGCCATGGCGTTGTTGAATTCCTCAGCAGTGTAGGTTTTTGACACCTCTGTCTCCGGAGTTTGTTGTTTAGAGTCGTTCGCCTGTGCCTCCGTGGCCTCAGCAACTTGGACTTCTGTCTCTTTTGAATCCGACATTAGATTTCCTCCTATTGAGTATGTTGTTATTTACACGATTATTTACAGGAATTATGTCGTATGATTATATTTTGCCAGGTATGGCGAACATATCTTTCTGTCGTGATTCTTTATAGGGCAAACCACGTTTGTCCTGTATGTGATAGTTCAAAGTTTCTAATCTGGCACATATCAACGTATCTATGTCGTGCTTAAATCTTTTAGCAAGATTTGGTTTGTATTCAAACTGTATCATAGGACGCTGTGACTCAATGGTATGCCAGGCACCCGCAATAACTTCTGTCTCTAAGCCCTCAACATCTATCTTGATGAAATCAACTTGTTCGTATTCTAACGCGTCAAGCGTTGTTATGGCGACTTCTTGATCTCCTTTGTCATTCACACTGCTGGCGAAACTATTGTTTGGTCTGTATCTCATCCGCACCTGACCAATAGTGTTACCAATTGCCATTTGTTTGATTTCAACGTTGCTCAATCCGTTACGTTCTATAACCATTTCAAGTTGTTTGAACACATCCTCTATGGGTTCAAATGCCACCACCTTGTCAAAGATGTTTGCATACTCTATTGCTGTTATCCCCATGTTGGCGCCAACGTCCAGTGCGAGACTGGCTGTTCTATCTTTGAAATAATCTCTGACAAAATCCTGTAGTTGCACTTGGTATCCCTTACCACCGTCTTGACCAATCCTGTTGTACAGCAACCAGTCATCTGGTCTGGTCCTATAGTGGTAATTTGTTTTTGGGTTTGTGTACCATTGCCATTTTGTCATCCACAAATATTTATTTGCACAAAAAAAGCACTATTTTTTTTTAATAGAATTGTTCCAAGTCTTCAACACCCCAGGCCTCGTACCATCCTGACCTGCGCAGTCGTGCCTGTGCGTCTTTCAACTTGTCAAGGGGTTGTATCATCACCAAGGGTTTCCTCTTGTAACTGAAACTGACACCCTGGTGTAGTCCCTTGTTGTCTGGGTGATCATACATGATGGCCATGTGCAGTTTGTTCTGGTGTGCCTGTTCACAGATGGTGGCCAGTCTCTGCTCGCTTATCTTGTAATCAATGTAAAGCACCACGATATCAAGCCTAAAAATAGGAACCATATGACAGCAATGGATAATGTGCTCCAGAAGATTAACCTTCGCCCTCGTGATCTGTATCGTTTGATCTTGTAGAGTCTTTTCTGCAAAAGGACAGATCGCCTTTCCAGTCTTTTTATGGACCTTAGCAACCTGTCCTCTAATCCAGTTTTCAATTAACTTACTTTCGTCTGCCACTGGGTTTCCTAGGCTTCCTCCTGCCCGATGTCATTGGTTTCCTTCTTCCGCTCGCCATCTTGGTCCTCCTCTTGGTTGGTATCCGGTTGGTCAGCAGTGCTGACGCCGTTGATGTTGTTATGATAGGCATTCAATCTCCTTTCATCCTGTGTGTACAGTTCTAACAATTCAATTTTTCTCTTGTGTACGAGATATTTAAGTCGCTGTAGGGCCTTCCTGGCATGGAACGCACCCTGCTGGCTCTGTCGCTCTATGCAGTTCTTGTTGTGTAACTTGTATTCATCGAACACCGCCTCCAAGGCACGTGATGTTGCTGTCTCTATGGCCCGGCCATCCAGTTTGCCCCGGTATGGCATTATTGATCTCCCTCGGTCTGTGTGGGTGAGAAGTGTATTGAGTGCCATGGTGCTGTGAGTCCATGTGCGTTCTTGTAGATGTCTCCGGTCTGCACCGACTGTGCGGCCATAAACGTCCTCGTGCCATTGCCTGATCTCTTCCGCTGGATCACCTTACAGGGCCTCCACTCCTGCCCCTTGGCGTAGAACCTGGCGTGATGTGTCTGTTGACCTTTCCTTGTCTTTATACCTGCCACTCGAGTCTACCTCCATGCTTTAATGCTCCAGTACGCCGGACTCAATGATTTCTGTCCCTTTACTGCCTTCAATATTGGTGTGAATCTTGCTATGAAACTTTTCTGTCTCGCTGGATTGTTCTTCTTTATGCTCATGCCACGCTGTCCAAATCTAACCAAGTTCACATTGCCGGTCTTCTGGTTACGCACATACACCGCGCTCTTCTTGGGTCCGCTGGGCGTCCTGAATGGTCGGTTCAGTGTCACCGTCCTACCTTGGTACTTGGCCATTATCTCCTCCTGCCTGAGCGTTTTGAATAACCAGAGGCACGTATGGCACGCCCCTGTCGTTCCGCCTGTTCTCGTGTCCTGTAGATCTTGCCTGATTGGCCCCAGCGATATCCGCCCTTAACCTTGCGAACCGGCATCGTTGTCACCCACGTTTAGTAGTTGCTGTTTGGCCGAGTCGATGTCCGCCTGCGATATCTCAGGATGTAGGTCCAACATCTGTTGGTCCGTGTATCCCTGCATGATCATTTCCTGTATGTGTGTGGTCCTATTGACCGGTGTGGTAGTAGGATGTGACATCGGAACACGATTCTGATTCATCTGTTCCAGTTCGAATGGGTCCTTGGCCAGTATCTCCTTGATCTTTTGATCTATCACTGCCTTGACGTCTGGTGTGGCGTTGACTATGTCCCTTGTGGTCCTTGCCGCCTTCTCCAACACGTCCATGTCCAGGTTCTTGTCCCTGATGTGGAAAGCCATTGGGTACTCTATCTCGCCATCGAACTCCTGTCCCTGCCATCTAGCGAACAACCTGAACAGTTGCTCCTCAGCGAGTTCCAGGTTCTTGGCCTT